CTACTTGATAGCAGCAGTTTTTAGAATGGCCCAAATTACGCCACCAAAACCACTAAGCAAAAGCAATAGTAATGGAAGACCAATTTTCCAAAATAAGTCGCTCTTAAAACTGTTAAGATCACCCGATGCTTTAGTGCTTGACGCTATGATTCTATCTGAAAGCTCGGAACGTAATTTGCTAAACTCACTAGCATTTTCTGCACGCACGCTCCCAAATTCACCAACTAATTCCGCGCGTAAAGTCTGATGTTCGGTACGCAAGCTTTCTATGTCTGATTTAGTTGCAAATGTTTCGGAACGAGTTGTTAAAACAGATAGATCGAGTCGTACTTGCGTAACGTCTGCTTCAAGTCTATCAACCCGTTTTTCTAATCTGTCTAACATACCACCTCCGCCGCCCCCACCATTGCCGTGTATAGCCGCACCATTATCGCCCAATTCGGTGTCTCGACCAGCAATTAATTTGAGAGGAACATCACGCTCTTTTGTTGTTTCACTCATTATTCTTCGTCGCTCTCTCTATCAAAATTTTCCAGCCATTTCAATACGGTAACTGTGCGATATAAACTTAGATGACCACAGTTATTACAGTGGATTTGATAATAGCTTTTTATCAGGCCTGATAAATTTAGCTTATTTCCCAAAGGGATATATGAAACATAGGGATCAGAGAGAAACTTAGTAACATCTCTCTGTTGTGTATCAGGTGAGTTCTCAGTTGAAGTAGATAGCTTTTCGCTTCGCATCGTAAAACTTTCAGGTATTGATAACTCACTTGAATTACAGGAAGGGCAGCGTAAGGAAACGCCTTTTTCCTCCAAGAAACGAAGGAATAACGCAGGTGAAACCTTCATAAGCCGTTGTTTATATTTTTCCTCCTTCATCTTACGAGCTTCTTCTGCTTCTTGATTTAACTGTTCTTCAATGTATTTTCGCAAAAGGAAATCACGCATTTCCTCTTCTGTAGGAAGTTTTACTGTGATCATTTATTTTTAGCTCTCCAAAGGATTAAACCTGACTGCATCTTCTAAGTAATCAGGTGCAAAATGCGCATACGTCATGGTTTGTAAAATATTTGAATGTCCTAATATTTTCTGGAGCGCCAGAATGTTGCCACCATTCATCATAAAATGACTGGCGAAAGTATGGCGCAAAACGTGCACGGCTTGCCCTGCGGGTAGGCCCGGAGCAACTTCTTTGACGCAGGTTCTTACATAGGGATAATTTAAAGACTTAAACAACGGGCCTGTTTTAATTCCATCGGTTAATTGCTCGCATAATTCATGCGATATAGGGACTGTTCTATTTTTACTATTTTTCGTATCGAGGTAAGTCACCTTATTGCCTATAACCTCATCTCTGCGAAGCTTGGCGACTTCTCCCCATCTGGCACCGGTCGCGAGACATAACTTCACCGCCTTCAGATGATCTCCCTCTAATCGACTGAGCAAAGTCCTGATTTCATCATTTGTTAGGAAGCCCATTTCCTGAGCAGGCAACTTGATTTTTTTCATTGCCTTCAGTGGGTGCTCACTATGGTAATGCCCCAATTCAATAAGAACGGAAAACACTCCACCTAACATTTCTTGATCGAGATTAACGGTCTTTGCTTTTTTACCTTCAGCCAGCCGTAATGCGCGATAGTCCGAAAAGAATATACGTGTGATTTGGCTTGCTTTTGGATGGCCCATTTTTGCGGCCATCACGCGTAATTTATGCGCTCGCTTTACCCCATCTTTCATATTCTGGCCATGATGTTTCCACCACAGTTCTATTAGGTCTAACAACGGTCTTTGATCTGCGGGTTTATCTACCCAATCTTTATTATTCTGTGTAGCAATAACCCAGCGTTCATATTGCTGCGCTTCAGCTTTGGTTTTGAATTTCCTACGAACACGCTTCCCTTCACGACCTTGTGGCCGCACATCGACCATATAGCCTTCAGCGCCAAGTGACTTAATACTCATCGAAGAAGTTCCTTTCGTAGCAAATCCCGCCTTTACCCCAAAAATTCTTTATTTTGTAGGCAATTAACCAACCTTCAGGCCTTTTTGGTTCGCAGATGTGCTTTCTGGCCCATCAGGGGAGAGATCAGGTGAGACCTGGCCTATTTCCGGTGCAGCATCCCCTGTCATTAACCACATCGTGTATTTCTTGAATTGGGAATGAGTGGTGATTTTCATCAAAGTTCCGCCACCCGGTTCTAACAAACCAGTTTCATATTTCTTAACGGTACTAATTGATATTCCTGTCGCTTCGCAAAATTGAACTTGGCTTAACCCTTCCGCCTTACGGATAGCTTTTACTTTTTCACCCAGATCACTTGACATGGTTCACTCCAATGAACTATCTTTGCATGGTTCATCTTAATGAACCTTAAATTACTTAAAACTGCGTGATCTTAGAGGGTAGCACTTATGCCAAAGAAACAGAATAGAAGTGTGAATACGTCAATTATCAGGGAGTTGCCCCCTGATTATCCTTTTGGCGATAAGCTGTCTGAATCCATCGCTGACTATGCCAAACGCCAGGGTATCAACCAGAACACCATCCGCACCCAAGCTGATACCGGACGTTTACCCATCATCCAGCAAAAGAAAGGCGCAAAGCGTGAAGTGAATCTATATGCGATTTACTTAAACACCCGTTATAAAGCTGAGCGCTATGTGGAGATGATGAATTGATTAGCCAACTGCAACTATCCGCTGCTGCGCGCCAATTGGTTTATAGCCCACGTAATGTACTGGTAAAAGTCAGCGAACATACCTGCGTTTATCGTGGATTTTCTATTACCCGCCTGAAACGTAACAAAATAAACCCGATTACTCGCTATCAGGTGAGCCAGGGCGATCAGTCTTACGGCAAGTTTGACGCTCAGGCACAGGCAACGGCTTACGTTGATCAACTGCATCAGATGAGGAATGCGTCATGACTCAAGTCCCACAGTGCCCATCTCTTGCTGCATTATTGGTGAACGGCCAGCAAGTCACGCATTACCGTCACCAACAGGGCTGGTTAGAAACGCCAGACGGCCGACACTTTCAACCGAAAGCTAGCGAAGTGCAGTTTATCCCAGGACTAAGAACACCTTATATGGCGAAACCCAGAGCATCACGTCGCTGGTTTGCACGCCTTATGGGGATATTCGCTTAACTCACCTTTGCCGGAGGTATTGCTATGCAAAAGTCTGCAAGAGCAATTGAACTCACAGCGGAGCAAATAAAAATCGGCCTTATTCAAACAGCCAATGTCCGGCTAATGCTTAACAAAGCATTAAGGAGAACGAATAGAGTTGCTGCATTTTTGTCAGGTGTGTCATTTCGCCACAAAGGATTGATTTACTTCACTGCTGGACTGCACAGAGACAAACATAAATTGAAGTTTCACGAGTTGGATAAATCGGATCGGTTGGCTGTTATTAAGGCAATGAGGGAACTATCGGAATTAACCGCCACATTCCCGAAAGAACTACCCGATGCTGATGCTGTAATCAATCAAGACCCGTAATTAATTATCAGAAAACCACAGGCGTTTTATACCGCGCCGGGATTCCTATTGCCTGAAAACGAGGAACAACAAAATGATGAATCGCAGACTTGCCGCAATATCCGCTTCAACTGAAGCCATGCATCAACATTTAAATAATGCCCGAATAGAAGAACGCAAAGCCTTTGCGCTTAATTTGTCAGAAAAATTGACTGCCCTTTCCGATCATATTTCTCAGCGTGACCTTAATAGCATTGAAGCTATTGAGTTAATCCGCCATGTTGCTGAAAGCCTCAAGACGGTATCTGAGGGACAACGCTAATGGCTGACTTAATCGATATCGCCCAAGAACGGCAAGAGATGGTATTAGCCGCTCAGATCGCCAATGCCCGCAGTAAGCCAGCCGCCCCCTCTGCTTTTATCTGTGAGTCCTGCGAGGCGGCAATTCCAGAGCAACGGCGTATCAGTGTGCCGGGAGTGATGTTTTGTGTCACTTGCCAACAAATCCATGAAGAGAAAAAGAAACACTATCGGGGTGCCTTATGAATCGCTCCCCGCTGAAATGGGCCGGTTCTAAAGCCCGAATTATGCCAACCTTACGTCAGCATTTGCCAACCGGTAAACGGCTGATAGAACCGTTCGCTGGCTCCTGTTCTGTGATGTTAAATACGGATTATGATGAATATCTGATAACGGATATTAATGATGATCTGATTAACTTCTATGAAATCGCCAAAAGAGAAACGAGCGACTTAATAAATGTGGCTTCCTCACTGTTTCTTACGGCTAATTCCGACGAACAATATTATATTTTCCGCAAAATATTCAATGCCCGAAACCGTGATGATATATCCAGAGCAGCAATCTTCCTTTACCTAAATCGCCACTGTTTTAATGGTATTTGTCGCTATAACCAACAAGGGCAATTTAATGTCCCCTATGGCAAATACAAAGCGCCTTATTTCCCCGAAGCAGAGATCCGTTTCTTTGCTGAAAAAGCCAAGAAAGCAACTTTCTTATGTTGTGATTTTTCCGAAGCACTGGAAATGGCTGTTGCGGGGGATGTGATTTATTGCGATCCGCCTTATATCCCGGTATCCAGCACTGCTGACTTTACCCATTATCACACCGGCGGCTTTAGCACTGATCAGCAATTTCGTTTAGCGAGGCTGTTGGCAAGGGCTGCTGAAAATGGTTGTCATGTTGTTGCCTCCAACAGCGATACCTCTATCAGTCGCGATCTCTATAGCCGTTTCACCCTCCACTCGATTACGGCTCCGCGCTCTATCAGTTGTAAAAGTGATGGCCGTCAGTCTACGGGCGAAATTATTGCTGTAATCCCCCAATTTCCTGCACCGGAGGGTTTAGCATGAAAGCTATTGATCTGTTTGCAGGTATTGGCGGTTCATCCACTGGCGCAACAATGGCCGGTGTGCAGGTTGTATGGGCCGCAAACCACTGGCAGGAAGCCGTTAATACACACGCGGAAAATCATCCTTTAACCATTCACGCCTGTCAGGATTTACATCAAGCCGACTGGGCGCAGATTCCAGAGCATGATCTGATCATGGCGTCACCTTGCTGTCAGGGGCACAGTAAAGCCAGAGGTAAAAAATCAGGTAATCCCCAGCATGATGCGAGCCGTTCCACCGCGTGGGCGGTTGTTTCGGTGGCCGAGTTCCATAATCCACAATTTATTATTGTCGAGAATGTTCCCGAATTCTTGAGGTGGCAGTTATACCCCGCATGGGAAGCGGCCATGCAAGCGCTGGGCTATTCACTGGCACCACATATTGTTAATTGTGCTGATTTGGGTGTACCGCAAAACAGGGTGCGTACTTTCATTATCTGTACCCGTAGTAAAAACCCATTGAATCTGAATTTGCCAAAACTGCCACATATCCCGGCAACCTCATTTATTGATTTCAATATTGGCCGCTGGCAAGAAATTGATAAACTAGGACGCGCACTTGCCACTCTGGAGCGTGTTCACAATGGCCGTTTAGCTTTCGGTCAGCGCTTCCTGATTTCTTACTATGGCAACACCAAAATCGGCCGTTCTCTTGACCGCCCTATAGGCACAATCACCACCCGCGACCACTGGGCAATAATTGATGGCGACAAAATGCGGATGATCAATGCCGATGAGAATATGGCCGCAATGTCATTTCCTGCGCATTACATCAAGCCACGCACCCATAAACTAACGGTACACATGGCAGGTAATGCTGTTCCACCGGTTGCCATGAAAGAAATCATTCTGGCATTAAGGCAGCAAGCGTGAGCGATAATTCACGCGGCCGCAGTACCCCAACCCCACCTCAACCTTACCCCGATAACTCTGAAACGTTTACCGGGGCTTACTCATGGAATGCGCCTCGACTATCTATTGCGACCGCTGCCGGTGAGAAACCAATCAGCGAGGATTTATTCAGACGCTTTGCTCAAACCAATGAACCCATTCCCCGTGCGCGGCGGGTTATGCGCCGCCTTGAATCACTGCCTCACTATATCCGCCGCTACTACACTTCACGGGTGGAGAACATTAAACAAAACAGTGGAGCCAAACGAGCCAATAGCTACTTAATCAACTCAATCGAAAAGTACCTATTGCCGCGTGTGGACTGCATAACAGAGCAATATCAGATTGATATTCGATCCCATGTGTTACTGCCTTTCTACGATGATTTTCGCCGTATTCCTTACTACGGCAAGCGCGAGATCAAAAGGCTGGCCTATCGCCTATCAGATTGTATGACTGGCGAATTTATCCGCGAATATGATCATCAAATGGGATTACCTGATGGTGATATTGAAACCGCGATTGTATCCGGTTATGGCTATATCGGTTTTTTAACTCGTCAGCTAAATACCAGCGCACCGGGCTGGGGATTATACGAAAGCCAAACCATGACAGCGGACGAAGCATTGCGCGCCACTGCCCGTATTGAGTCCCCTTCATGGTGGTTGCGTCGTCTGAAGCATATCCATGATCAGTGGCGTGAACACCTGATGATTGCGGCGGGTTATGTTCACGCCAAATCAGCGCCGTATTGCAGTGATCCCGCCCTCAAAGAATGGCAAGCACAGAAGAAGTCTAACCGTGAATTCCTTCAGGCGTTTGAGCTGGAAGATGAAGACGGGAATCGAATTTCACTAGTTGATAAATACGATGGCAGTATTGCCAATCCCGCGATCCGCCGCTGCGAATTAATGACCAGAATGCGCGGTTTTGAGGATATCGCGGAGCAAGAGAATTTAGCCGGTGATTTCTACACCTTAACCGCGCCGTCGAAATTCCATTCCATGCACAACAGTGGCAAACGTAATCACAAATGGCGTGGTGCCAGCCCACGGCAGACGCAGAAGTATTTATGTCGCATCTGGTCACAGGTTCGTGCCGCGTGGAAACGTGCCGGTATCCGGGTATTTGGTTTCCGTGTGGCAGAACCTCACCATGACGAAACACCCCACTGGCATATGCTGTTGTTTATGTTGCCCACCGATATCGAACTGGCCCGCGATATTTTTTGCACCTATGCCCGTTGGGAAGACTCGGAAGAGCTGCAATCACAAGAAGCGCTTAAAGCCCGTTTCCATGTGGTACCCATTGATAAAGAACTGGGTAGCGCCACCGGCTACATTGCCAAATATATATCAAAGAATATCGACGGTTATGCGCTTGATGATGAGCTGGACGACGAAAGCGGTAAACCCCTAAAGGAAACCGCCAAGCGAGTCAGTGCCTGGGCGTCCCGTTGGCGTATTCGCCAGTTTCAGCAGATAGGTGGTGCGCCGGTCACGGTATACCGTGAATTACGCCGTCTGCGAGATAAGGAGCTGCGTTTATTCCCAGAGATATCACCGGCACAGGTTGCCGCTGACGAGGGTAACTGGGCGGGTTACACCCTCGCACAAGGCGGCCCGTTAGTCGCCCGTAAAGATTTGCGTGTAAGGCTCAATTACGACATCACCGAGAACGGCAATGATTACGGGGATAACGTCAGCCGGATCACTGGCGTCTTTGCCCCCGAATCAGGTTCTAATTCAATTATCTATACCCGCACTACCACTTACAAAATTGTCCCTAAAATCGAAACCGACGCGAATTTTTCTGTTGACGTTCAGGGCGGCCCGCCGCCCCTTGGAGTTCTGTCAATAACTGTACGCGGTAGCGCTCCTCAACCGGCAAAATCGGTTGAAAACACCCCGCCAGGCGCAGAATTTAGTTATCCAAAACTGCCTAAGAACGCCACAGCCAAGCAGATAAAACGCTATCACCAGCAAACCAGCCAGATTTTTGAGGATATGGGGCGTAAAGAACGGCGAGAACTGGCCGAACGTATCCGCAATGAAGGGAATCAAGGTAGAAAAACGCCTGATAATAGCCAGGTGAAGAAAGCAGAGATAGCGGCTCAGTATCAGCCTGTCGGTGAGTTAGCGGCTCAGGTGCTCAGTTTCCTGCGAAAAATCGGCATAGAGCCGGAGCCGTGGGAATTGCGGGCGTTGGTTATGGGGGGGAAGGTGGATTTTGGGGAGGAGTTTATTTTTCAAATCCCTCCCTAAAATCAAATATTATAAGAAGATGAATTTATTGATAAAAAAGACAAAATAACGCTTTAAATTTATAGGATTCTGATCCAAAATCAGTTTTCTGATGTTTGGCATAATTTTTATACTTTTGTGAAGTTAGTTTATGTAAGGTTATTTATGTCTATTGATAAAAAGTCTTACGCCAGCTAGCTTCAATGATAATTTTTAGATCTACTCAACACGGCAAGGAGTGAGTATGCTTACGAGTTTTTCGGGTAAAAACTATAAAGCTTTCGATAATTTTGACTTAGAAATCAAACCTATCACTATATTACTTGGTGCTAATAGTTGCGGAAAGAGTGCAATAATCAACTCATTATTGATGCTTTCGCAAACTGCTGATACCTCAAACATATCTGAATCAGCTTTGAGACTTAATGGGAATAAAGTTGGTATGGGCGATGCGCTCAATATCGTTAAAGATAAAAACGCATCAAGTATCTTGCAATTTTCCTTTACTTTAGAAGATGATAAAGATATTAAAAAGGAAATATCCTCCATTAAGAAAGAATTTAATGAATTCAATTACATGGCATCTCGATTTATTACGCATGTTCATAGGTCAAGAGCAAGCAAAGACGAAGTACTGAAAAAATTAATTAGAGATGTTGATACTGTCTATTTGGAAGATGAAAACTTATCGACCCCAGCTAAATTGACTGTTTTTTCTAGTAAAATATGTAAATTAATAAAACATTATAGAACTTACAATGAAGATTTAACCGAAAAAAAGCCAAGAGGTACTTACCCAGGATTATTAGAATTTATTGATAGCACCTCTTTGCAAAAGATTGATGATGGTTTAACTAAGATTGCCTCTTTACCAATTATAAAGTTTGCTCCGCATAAAATTGTATATTCCTTTCGTTATAACGCAAAAGAAAGCTCAATGCAGATATTAGAATACTGTCAATATACGAAAAGTGGTGAGATTTTTATAAAAATAACAAGAGATGGAAGAAAAATAAATCTCCATTCTGATATCATTAATGTTCAAGCCCTCAAAAGATCTAAAAATGATATTATAACTAATATCTGTTTCGACTCAATGACCATGTCAACATGGGAATTCACCAATTTTCATCGTGGTATATTTAGTTTTTTGAATATATCAACTAACCCATTCGCATCATTTTTCCATAAAATATTAAAAGTATCGACTAACTATCTGCTTAGTAATTTGTCAGATCTGAAAATCAATCATGTAAGTCCTTTAAGGGCATTTCCTCAGCGATACTATTTGTTGGATAAATCCATTCATCATAAACAAATAAATGTTCTTGACGGTACTGAACTTGCTGAAGTTTTAAAGAAGAATCCCGATATAAAGGACAAAATAAATAGCCTACTTGCTCAGTTTAGCATTGCAGTAGATGTTGAAAAAGTAAATGATATAATTCATAAAATTTCAGTGACTCAAGACGCGGTTAATTTAGAATTAACTGATGTTGGTTTTGGCATATCACAGGTTTTGCCTGTACTCGTTCAAGCATATTTATCACCTAAAAATTCAATCACTATAATAGAACAACCTGAGATACACCTACATCCAAATATGCAAGCATGGTTAACTGATGCTATAATTAACATAGCATTAGAAGAAAACAAAAGATTCTTAATAGAAACACATAGCGATGCACTTATTCGGAGAGTAAGATTAAGAATCGTTGACGAAAGTTCACAACTAACCGAAGATAATGTAAGAATTTATCATCTAGAAAGAGATAAAATACATAGTAGCACATCTTTAAGTCATATTCCTATAAGCTCCGAAGGTGATATAAGGTGGCCTGCTGGATTTATGGATGTTGAAATTAGCGACACTATTAGAATTCAACAATTAAAATTAGAAAAAAATTACAAAAATAAAGGTGTCCATTGATGTCAAATGCACATTGTATTTGCCCAGAATTCATTTCCAACAACATTGGAAAGCATGGAGTGTTCGAAAGTGTTTTTATAGGAAACTTATTGAACTCAAGTGATCAGATTGTATTAGATCGTGAAGGTCGAATAATACTTGAATATTTTAACTCTGTAAAAGACAATACAAGTGCATTTATGTTTATGCAAGCATGGAAAGCAATGCTTGACAGCTCTGATAATGGTAAAGTACTACTTACATCGGTTGCTGAGCGACCAAATATTCGTGATGTTGTTTATAATGCAATTTCTCAAGCTAGCACAACATTCAATAAAAGCATTATCACTCACGATAATAATAATTACTCAAAATACATTAATGAATTAAATAGACAACGAATAAATCTTTTAAATCTACAAAATGTATCACGACCATCAATCGAATTAAGCACTCATAAAAAAGTTAATTATGATGAACTTGATTTGGATATTTCTTGGATATTGCAACGCTTAGTTAGACGATATACTAATTCTAAGATCGAAGATGAGCATAACGACTATTTGAGAGATATGTTGCTATCAAAAAAATATGAAGTTAAAGATCAGACTCGTGAAGGATTGTCATCCACTGGCCGTGGTGCTGGTGAACTTGATCTTGTCATAGAAGATAGAGGCGATATTTTCTCTATAATAGAACCAATGCGTCTTAAGTGTATTGATACAAAATATATAAATATTCATTATAAAAAATTAATACATAACTATAATCCTTTGATGGTTAAGCGGACATTTTTAATAACTTATTATGAAGGAAAAAAATTCGGTGAATGGTGGAGAAAGTATTCAGATCATATCGGCAACTTAGTTGCTAGTGAATTAATTCCTGATAGTGAAATAACTTTCACAAAAGTTGAACAAATTGAGACAAAATACGCCAATGTTAAAAAACTTTGTCATCACTGTATTGATAACTCTAGTGGTGAATACTTTTCGACAATTCACTATGCTGTAAAATTTTAATAGTAAAAGCGGTCATATTAAATATGACCGCTTTTACTTAATTTTCTTGCTTGTTCGATTTATTCGGCTCTTCAATCCCGCACAATTTTGCACAATAAATTTGATGCTATTCCCCCCCTTCCAGCCCAGAACTGGCGCGGCCTGCCGCCACTTGCGCAAATGCACAAAAAGAGACCCTTTTTGCGTGCAGGCGTGGAGGGGAGACAATCGCGCGCTGAAGGGTCTGGGGGAGGTCAGGCACCTCCGGCTGAATCGCTGCTTGTGGGTCATGGTGCTGTGCATTCGGGTGGTGGGTGCCGTGATCGGATGCATGAGGCGTGCGCCTCGCTATGGGCCGCACAGCGCGTTATAGCATGATCGGGGAATTGCACGCGGCGCAGGGCGCGCCGGTGTGGGTGTGGATGAAAATTATTGAATGAATTGGCGGGTCAGGCTTTGACTTCGGCCAGTGCGTAAGGATTAAAGCGGAATACCTCCACGCCCAGCCAGTCATTCAGGGCTTTCAGATCTTCCATGATGGGATACAGCTCATTGATGGCGAACACCTTCGCCGCCTTCTCAACATCCCCAAAGCCGCTGGTATTGGTCGGCATGATCCCCATCAGTTGCGGTGGTACTCGGTGCGCGGCCAGCAAATCATCGCGAGTCACGTTCTTGATACCGTTAAACTCATCTTTGGCGGTTATCTCACTGAAGGGCATGATTTGTAGGCCGTCTTTCTTCCCGCCCGCCGCGTAGACAAATACGTTCTTGAATGCCCCCTTCCCTCTGGCATCGGTCAAAGTGCGTTTGAGTGCCTGCACATCGGTATCGTTCTGCATCGCATCAGACAGATAAACAATCACCCCAGCATGACTGCCGTTAATATAATACTTGCGCCGGAACAGGGTAGCGTCCTCATTAAGCAACGCCGACGGGATGGCGGCCAGATAGCCCGGCAAACCGTAAATTTCTTGATGGATATCCGGCTCGGCCAGATGGAACACCGAGCCAGCCGCAAAGGCGTAATCCTCTTTCTCGTAAGTCACAAACCAATACTGATCCAAATTGCTCCCCCGCCGCATGTACTTAGCCGGAACATGCTTCAGCGCCAGCGGGCCGCCCAGACGATTTTTGCGCAGTTCAAGATAGGCATTGCCGAACACCAGAAAATCCTGCACGAATGCCCCGGCATCAGCGCGGGACAGTAACGGGTGCGGCCGGTAGCAACTCATCAACACCCGGCGTTTAAAATTGAGTGGTGATTGGTGGTGAATGGCCGAGTGAAAGATACGCGCCAGCCCGTAAAAACTGATCGGTGTCTCATACCAGTTACCATTGCTGGCGCACTCCATGCAATCCAGCAAATCCCGCTGATCCAATACCGGCGTCGGGTCGCCAAAAGTGAACGATTCCATCGTTGAGATGGGCTGCTGGGCTGGCGGTGCATCCGTCGTGACTGCTGCGGGTAAAGTTGTATTCATTTCCACGGTTAAAACTCCTGAACAAAGCCGCCGCCGGTGCTGCCGGTTTCTGCGCCAATCGGTTCATTTTGCAATGCGTGCATAATGGCCCACGCCACGTCGCCGTGGCTGGCCCCTTTGGAACGGTCAGATGTATAGGTCGTCATTCCGCCCGGTGTCATAGATTTACGGATAGTCATAAACGATTGAGCAATCACACTTAGCCCGGCGTCATACTCAAAACGGCCCCGACGCATCACCATTTGCGCCTTGAGTACCAGGGCAGATTTCACGCTGATGCTGTAGACAAATTTCATGGCGGCCGGGAAGAATTTCAGTACCAGCGAATGCACCGCGCCACCAATGCCGGTGCCGTCAATACCGATAAACTGCACGTTATAGCGCTGGGTCATTTTCCTGATTTCCTCCGCCTGAAGTTCAAACGGCATCCCGCGCAACTGAATAGCTTCCAGCACGCGGAACTTACCCCCTTCCACCTGTGGCGGAGCGATGGCTACCAGTCCGGCACTGTCGCCCCCTTCGCTCTCGCCGTTGGGGTCATAACCAATCCACACCGGCGTATTGCCCAATGGTCGCGGCGAATACGGCCGCCAGTCGTCCCACACGCCCGCGTTCCAACCGTCCACACCGCAGTTAATCAGCTCACTGTATGAGAACGGCCGCTCGCCATTGGTGATGGGCTGGCACATGTACAGGTTGTTGAATTCATCCGGGGATTTCTTGGCGATCAGATCATCAACGTCAATACGGTCGAAGCCCAACGCGGCGGCATCTTTGACGGTCACAATCTGCTTCCATTGCATATCCGCGCAGATCTTGCCGTTCTTCAGGTTCTTGTGGGTGATATCAATGGTGACGCGGTCAGCCTTTTTACGGCCCTCATTGAACAGCTCACCCGACCAGAAGCGATAGGCTTCGTGTTCCTCACTGGAGACGGTAGAGAAATAGGTTTCGGTCAGTCCCTTTTGTGTCGCCATCCCGGCGGCCACACTGCGCAGATTGATAAAATTACTCGTCCAAAAATATTCGTCGAAATACAGGTTGCCGGTATACGACTGCGCCGTCGCCGCTGACGTACCAAGGAAATGTAGCTCTGCCCCGTTGGACAGCATGATCGGATCGCCCTTCAGCTCGACGCCTGCCTCGGCGGCAAACTTGATAATAAAGCGTTTGAATTGGTGCGCCTGGGCGCGGGAGGCGGACAGAAATATCTGATTGCGGCCAGTTTCCAATGCATCGATCAGCGCTTCGCGGGAAAAATACCAGGTTGCCCCAATCTGGCGCGACTTGAGAATATTCCTGATGGTGACCGCCAGGCTTTTGGCTTTGTACCAGCGTTTTTGATGCTCGTAGATCCCATCGTAAAACCGCGCTCTCAACTGGGCGACTTGCTCATCAGTGAAATGGTTCTTCGGCAGTTTCTTGCGGCCCTCGCCGCCGTCGTTATTCAGTTGCCGGTCAAAGCGCACCAGTTGGCGCGCCAGCAAATCAATCTCTTTAAAATCCCGCCCGCTTTTCTCGGCTTTATCCATCAGTTGGTTATAGCGGGCTTCAGTGGTCAGTCGTACCCGGTCAAGGGGCGCGGTTTTGTCCCAGTTCTCACGTCTACGCCGTGAATACAGCGTGTGCACGTTAAAACCGGTCAGTTTGGCGATATGGGATATCTGGTATCCCTGCCAGTAAAGACTACGGGCATCGCGTGCAGAATCGGGGGCTAATTTGCTCATGAGGCTTAGGCTATCGCGCCCGCGTGACTGGCGGCGAGGGGATAAAGTTGTAGCAGACCTCTTACAATAACAAGGCTTTGCGCGGGTTTAGCCGCTGGGGTGATGATGGTGTCCGCTGCTTATTGCACACCGATTGCTGATACCCGGAGCATTGTTATATGCCTAAATTATCCAAGTTTTTCCGCGTTGCCGTTGAAGGTGCCGCCGCTGATGGCCGCACGATTAACCGTCAGGATTTAGAAGATATTGCGCTGACCTATGACCCCACGGTTTTTGGTGCCCGCGTCGATCTGGAACACTACAAAAGCCTGATGCCTGATAGCGTATTTCGCTGCTATGGCGACGTGACGGCTGTCAAGACTGAAAAAATCACTAACGGCCCATTGAGTGGCAAGCTGGCATTGTTAGCACAAATCAACCCTACCGATGAAATGCTGACGCTGAATAAGAGCCGTCAGAAGGTCTACACCTCGATCCAGTTCTCACCCAACTTCGCCGACAGCGGCCGCGCTTATCTAAAGGGGCTAGCCCTAACAGATAACCCAGGCAGTCTGGGCACGGAAATGATCCAGTTCTGCGCGCAACAGGTTGCAGCCGGTAAGCCGCACCCGCTAGCTGGTCGCAAACAATCCGACGATTGTCTATTCACCGCGCTGGAAGAAACCTTGATTGAATTCGATGAAACCATGCCGGTAGACGATACCAGCAAGAAATTCACCGAACAGATTAAAGACCTGCTATTTGGTGCCAAACGCAAGACCGACGGCAATCTGGAAGATATTCGCCAGGCGGTGCAGGTGATTGCCGAAAGCCAGAAAACCGTACTGGAAACCCAACAACAATTTGCCGCCAATCAGCGGGAAGTGACTGAGCTAAAAGGCCAGCTATCCCAGTTGTCCACCTCGTTTGCCGCGCTGACGACCAAGCTACAAGGCGAAGATAGTCAGCACACCAGTCGCCCACCGGCTAAAGGTGGCCCGGAAGGCAGTGCCGACGACACTATCAACTGCTAAATCGCCCTATTTAATCCACAGGAATGAAGAACATGAGAAATGAAACACGTGATAAATGGGACGAATATCTGTCCGCACAGGCCCGGCTTAACAGCCTGCCTGTAGATCGAGTCACTAAACAATTTACGGTAGCTCCCGCCGTAGCCCAAACGCTGGAAGATAAAATTCAACAATCCAGTGATTTTTTAAAACGTATCAGCATTAACCTCGTGCCAGAACAGGAAGGCCAGCGCATCGGCATTGGCGTCAGTGGCCCGATTGCCAGCCGCAATACCTCGACAACGGTACGCCGTGAGCCTAACTCACCGGAAACCATTGAAGATAATGGCAAATACCGCTGCGAACAAACCAACTCTGATACCTATATCAGCTATGCCCGTCTGGATGCATGGGCCGGTAAGCGTGACTTTAAAACCCGCGTGACCAACCAGATCATTACCCGCCGTGCACTGGATCGCATCATGATTGGCTTTAATGGCACGTCAGTGGCGGCCAAGTCAGATATTACCGCTAACCCGTTATTGCAGGACGTGAATATCGGCTGGCTGAAAAAATACCGTCTGTTTGCCCCACAGCGCGTGATGTCTGACGTGATGGTTTCCACCCGTGATGAGGACAATAAACTTATCACCAAGGGGCAGTATGGCAACCTTGATTCACTGGCCTTTGATGCGGTTAACAGCCTGATCGACCCGTGGTATCAGGACGACACCGGCCTGATTGTCATCTGTGGCCGCAAATTGTTGGCTGACAAGTATTTCCCGGTACTGAACACCGTCAGCGGCAGCAATCCGAACACTGAAGCGTTGGCCGGTCAGATGTTGGTATCGCAGAAACAAATCGGCGGTATGCAGACCTACCGCGCGCCGTTCTTCCCCGCCGATGCCATGTTTATTACCACATTTGAAAATCTGGCTATCTATGTGCAGGAAGGAACGCACCGCCGCACCATCAAAGAGGAGCCGGAGTTTAACCGCGTCACCACCTATGAATCCGACAATGAAGCGTTCTGCATTGAGGATTACGGTTTAGGTTGCCTGATTGAAGGCATCAAAGCCGGTGAGCCGGTTTAACGGTCGCCAGTCATCAACGGGCGGCTCTGCCGCCCCATTACGCCTAGGGGGCATGATGTTAACTCCAGCACAACGCCATTACGACAAGGTGATGGCAGAACGGCGCGGCACCACGGAAGATGTGGTGCAAGGCGGCTCCGCCTACGAACAACAGCTTTACCGGTTGCGCATTGATCAGCGCCGCCTGTCGCAATTTCAGTCCCATACCACCCGCGCTGAAATGAAGCGCGAAATGCTGCCTGCCTATGATGGCTGGCTCGACGGTGTACTGACGGCCAATAGCGGCCAAAGTGACGAGGTAGTCACTACCTGCATGGTGTGGTCAGTGGATGCCGGGTTATACCGTGATGCACTGCGCTTGGCCGAATACGTGATCGGCCATAACCTGCCAATGGCTGACAAATACCAGCGCACCGCCGCCTGTTTCGTCGTCGATCAACTGTCTGAAGCCGCTTTGCTGAATTTCAAAATTGCCTCCACCAATAATCCGGCGATTGAAATTGATATTTTGCTGCGCCTGCAAGAGCTGACGGCGGATAAAGATATGCCGGATGAAGCCCGCGCCAAGCTGCTTAAGGCGATTGGTTACACCCTACGCCAAAGTACCAATCAGGCTGATCAGGCATCTGCCCTTATCTGGTTGCAGCGGGCTTTAGCCGCTCACACCGATGTGGGGGTGAAAAAAGATATTGAAGTGCTGGAGCGGAACCTGAAAAAAGCCGCACTGGTTGCGGCCATCGCTGAAAGTGCTGGTGTCGGCGATACCGGGCAAACCACCGCTACCGACGTTATCACCACCGCAAGCGCTGACGTGACCGCTACCGCGCCCGATGTCCCTGTTGTTGCCGCAGAAGCACCGGCAAAACCGGCCAGTAAAACTAAATCTGCTACCGCTGCCAAAAAACCGGCGGCCAAAGCCAAAACGAACACGGTGCGCGCCAAACGCACCCCCTGAATCGTGCCCCGCACGTCGGGCGGCACGCGGAAATGAGGTTTATCCCTGATAACTGCGTCCACCGCCCATTTTATTAATGGTGATGCTATGAGTTTTCTCGCCAAAGAGCCGGTACATCCGGCAAGCCCACCCGAAGGGCCGGACGTGACGATCGCCAGCGCACCGTTTTGGCCGGAGATCTCGCTAGGTGATTTACGCAAAGTGATGCGTCTGGACGGTAATGTCACCGCCGAGCGCCTGAAAGAAGCAGTGATCGAGGCCATCAGTAACACCAACGGCCAGTTACAGGCATGGCGCATCGAGCAAGAGGCCGCTGGGGTGTTGAAACTGGAAGCGGTGGAGTCCGAACACGTCGCGGGCGAATCCATGCGGGTACAGCGCTACCGGCGGGCAGTCTACTGCCATGCTAAAGCCAATCTAACCGAACGTTATCGCGATATGGACACTACCGGCGACGGCAATAAACGGGCTGATGCCCTTGATCCGAACATTACCGACCTGTGGCGTGACGCCCGCTGGGCCATCAGTGACGTGCAAGGCCGTGAACGCGGCATTGCCGAGTTGGTGTAAATGCGTGTTCAGGCTCAACAGTACGACACCGTTGACGCGCTGTGCTGGCGTCACTACGGCCGCACCGAGGGTGTTACCGAAGCGGTTTATCAGGCCAATCCGGGGCTGGCTGAACGGGGGCCGGTATTGCCCGCCGGTTACTGGCTTGAATTGCCCGACACCACCGAACCGGCGCAACAGAACATTATTCAGCTGTGGGACTAATCGCCACAGCCACGGCTCCCCAAAGGGGGTAACGGACATGAAAATGCCAGAAAAAGATCCAAGTTGGATAGGTGCGTTACTGGCCTTTTACTCTGCTCATTCCACCGTCATTAACGGCTTTCTGGTCGGTTTTATTGTGGCGTTTCGCCGCGTGGTCTGGGGTGGCGGGAAATTGCGCGAAGGCATTGGCGAGGGCGTGGTGTGTGGGCTGGTCGGTGTCAATATCGGCCCGGTTATCTCCCCGATGCTGATCCGCGCCATTGATGCTATTCCCTGGCTAAACGGCGCGCTAACCGAAGTCGCCGCCGGAAAAGTGGAAATATTTATCAGTTGTTTGATCGGTCTGATCGGCTTGCAAGCCATTCGTGAGTTGGTGTTTAAAGTCGTCAATAAAAAGGTGGGAACCCCTGATGCCAAGCAATAACTTTATTTTCGGTAAAACCAGCGAAAGCAATCTACTCGGCGTGCACCCTGATTTGGTCAAGGTGGTACGCCGCGCGCTGGAACTGACCCCGATGGATTTTAAAGTGATCGAAGGTGTTCGCACGCTGGAACGCCAGCGCCAACTGGTTAAAGCCGGTGCCAGTCAAACGCTGAACAGTCGCCATTTAACCGGCCATGCGGTGGATATTGTGCCGCTGCCTGATGGCAAGGTGAGCTGGGAATGGAAGTATTTTTATCCGATGGCTGATGCCATGAAACAGGCTGCTGCCGAGCTGGGGATCGCCGTGGAATGGGGCGGTAATTGGACAACCTTTAAAGACGGCCCGCATTTTCAATTGCCCGCCCGTCAATATCCGGGCTAATTCATGTCAATTATCAATACAGCCCCACTCGCCTGGGCAGTTGCCGCCGTCTTGCTGCTTGCCGGTGGCGTGCAAACTTATCGTTTATCTGAAGCCCGGCAAGTGGTGATTGACCAGCAAAACACTGAAACCATTAGGAAAAGCGGCCAGTTGATCGCCCTGGCACTGACCGCCAATGCCAATAATCAGGCACAGGCACAATTGCGCCAACAGGTCGCCAGCGCCGATCAGCTGTTGGCGCAACGTAATAGCCAAATCAAGAGGTTATACCGTGAAAATGAAACGTTACGCCGCTGGGCTGATACTCCCCTGCCTGATGATATTATCCGGCTGCGTCAGCGGCCTGCCTTCTCCGGGGCCGCAGATTACCGTCAATGGCTGTCCGAAGGTCACGGCCTGCCTGTTTCCAGCGGCAGAACCGCAAACTAACGGCGATTTAAACGACGATATAGACCGCCTTGAGGCCGCATTACACACCTGCGCAGCGCAGGTTGATACCATACTGGCCTGCCAACAAGGAACGGCCAATGTTAAAACCTAATTTGCTGCGAGCCGCACTGAGTCAGGCGGTGCCTTATCTACGGGAAAATCCCGACAAACTGGCTATCTGGCTGGATAAAGGGACAGTCGTTGCCACCGGGCAAAAATCGCTGTCATTCGAATACCGCTACACCGTGCACGTTATCGTGATGGATTACCCCTATAGCATGGATACGGTCACGTTGCCCGCTATGCTGTGGGTACACCGCCATCAACCGGATTTGATTTTCAATCCCGACCGGCGCAAGACAGGCTTTACTTTTGAAGCCGATATTCTCAATAACGCCACCGCCGATATAGTGATGCACATCGAGCTGACCGAGGCGGTCAGAGTGCTGGACGTGAATGATCGGCTGGAGTTAACCCACCTTGACGAAACCGCCGATGCGCGCGGCGATATGCTGGCAGATTGGGAACGGGCCGCAGCCAACACTCCTTGGGCGGGCTGATATCGCGCACAGACAAAAATGACTGTGTTGGCCACAGACGGAAAGAGGCACTATGGATAACGAATTTCAGGAACTGGAACAGTATTTACAACGCCTGATTAATCGCGGGAAATCGGGCGCACGACACAAACTGAGCCGGGACATTTCCATTACCCTGCGCCGCGGTCAGCAACAACGTATTCGCCAACAGTTAAACGCGGACGGTTCCCCGTACACCAAACGCAAAGACAGCATCAAAACTGTGCAAAAACGCCTGCGTTTTATCTATCAGGGTTCGGTGCGCGACCTGAAAAACTGGTCAGGCAATAAGCGCCAGATAACCGGTTGGGATAACGACCGTAATGCTATCCGTACCTTTAACCGCGTTGATATTGACCGGTTTTTATCGGTGGAAGCTGAAGCCACCACCAAACGCACCAGTAAAAAGCAGCCGATGTTTCGCCGTTTGCGTAATGCCACCTTTCTGCGCCTTCAGGCACTACCCGATTCTGCTGGTGTCGGTTATACCGGTGTCGCGGCTAAAATTGCCCAGGTACACCAGTACGGCGGAACTGACCAGGTGAATCCGTATGTGAAAGCGAATTATCCCGCCCGGCAATTGCTCGGCATCACAGCCAAAGACAGCGATAATATAATTGATCAGATATTTAAATCATTCCTAAGTCAAAATTAGGAATATAGCCCGACTTTATTGCGGTACTTGATGAATTTTCCTAGGACTTTTCTGTCAATGCGGTTTTAATATTAAAAAATCTTGCGAAATACAATATAAAAACCCAATGAAACATAAAGACACGATATATTTATTGATTTTCTATTTGTGTATTAGAATACTTTTTCAATATGTTATACTCCGCCCAAATAAAGGATTAACATTTAATTAAAGGATTAATATGCAAATATGTAGAATGGATTATCGAAACCTTTATGACAATGGCGCTAAAGCGCTTCTTCACTGCTACGGTGTCGGCTCATTCGAGGTTTTCTCTGGTAAAAAACCTTTCGTTAATGCGTCTGAATGTTCAGATATTCCCCTCGCTGCATTACCTCCAGGACAATATTGGATTGTCGACCGCCCTACAGGTAGTTTAGGAAATAAAATTCGGCAAAAAGGTTTGGATTTATGGTGGGGTACCGACCACGATAGTTGGTTTGGCTTATTCAGTTTCCAAACTATGACCGATAGCCTTTATGTCAATGGTATACAACGTGGTCAGTTTAGATTACATCCATTACGTCCGGATGGTTCCGGCGAATCATGGGGTTGTATTACCTTCTTTAAGGGTAGTGATTTTGAGATCGTCAGTAAGGCAATTAGACGCCAGAAGAAATTCCGGGTACCGGGCCATCATGAGTTAATGGCTTACGGACGGGTTGATGTAACAGGGAGCACAAATTTTGACTTCTGCAAGCTTCGCTAGAACGGTAATTAAATTAATCCTATTCATTATATGCTTTAGCGTAGTCTTTCTATTTTTCCAACAGATGAATATGGTGAAATCGTTCCTTTACGACTTATCAGTACATATTGGCAATTTAATCGGTCATATGGGTGAAGATAGTGAAGGAAGCTGGATTGAGTTTTATCTTGTTCTGCTATTTTTATTAGCTATCACGAGTCTGATTTATATGTGTCTGACTCGCTATTTGTTCAAGAAATAATACTGAACCATTCTAGACCCCCCTTCTAAAAGTTGTCACAGTCCTCCTACAACTGCCGCGCGTTGCGCCCCTGCCCGCGCGCGTAAACAATACCGTTACGCTGAATAACGAGTATTGACCGCCATGACCAACGCCGAAATCTATCGCCTGATAATGAATCTGATCCGTTTCGGTATCGTGGAACAGGTGAATTTGGCCCTTGATCCGCCCAAGGCCCGCGTACGCTGCGGTGAATTACTGACCGACTGGTTGCCGTGGTCTGTCCGTCGCGCCGGAAATGCCCGCACATGGTGGCCGCCGACCGAAGGGGAACAAGTCATTATTCTGGCTGCTGGCGGTGAACTGTCCGCCGGTGTGATCATTGCGTCCCTGTATCAAAAAAGCGCCTCGGCTCCGATTAACACCGCCAATACCCAGCACGCCACCTACCCCGACGGCGCAGTGATTGAGTACAACGCCGACACCGGCGCACTGAAAGCCAGCGGCATTAAAACCGCTACTCTTGATGCGGGTGAATCCATCCAGGCCACCGCGCCAGAAATCACCTGTTCCGCCTCGGTAAAAATCACACTGGATACGCCCACCGTGGAGTGCACCCAGCATCTGACCACTGCCACCTTAGAAGTGAAGCAAGGCGGCAAAATGACCGGAAATATTGAACATTCCGGCGGCACCTTCTCATCCAATGGGGTGGTGATTGATGACCATGACCACGGCGGCGTACAGCGCGGCGGTAGCAATACCTACGGCCCAAACAAATGATGTATTTAGGCATGAACGCCCAGACCGGACGGCGTATTACCGATATGGCGCATATCACCCAGTCGATCACCGATATCGTCACCACCCCGACCACCACGCGGTGCATGCGCCGGGGCTATGGCTCATTACTGTCTGACCTGATTGACGACCCACAGAATCCGGTGTTGCGGCTAAAAGCCATGTCGGCAGCCTACAGCGCGATCATGCGTTGGGAACCACGTGTGGTACTTACCCGCGTGATATTGAATGAGCCGAAAGCGGGCAAGATGGCACTTGAGCTTCACGGCCAGCGTACTGATTTGGCTGATACCTTTAATCTGGCTATCGCTGTAGGAGGTAATGCGTGAGCACCATCGACCTGTCACAACTGCCCGCCCCGCTGGCGGTGGAAACACTGGATTATGAAACCCTACTCGCTGAACGCAAGGCGGAACTGATCGCCCTCTATCCCGTTGACGAGCAGGCGGCCATCACCCGCACCTTATCGTTAGAGTCCGAGCCGCTGGTCAAGCTATTGCAAGAAAATGCCTACCGTGAACTTGTATTGCGCCAGCGGGTTAACGAGGCGGCGCAGGCGGTGATGGTGGCCTATGCCAATGGAAGCGACTTAGACCAATTGGGCGCGAACAATAACGTTCAACGTCTGGTAATCACCCCCGCTGATTTAGACACCATTCCGCCGACAGCGGCGGTGATGGAATCTGATACAGATTTTCGCCTGCGCATTCCGCAAGCCTTTGAAGCGCTGAGTGTGGCCGGCCCGACCGGAGCCTATGAGGCCCACGCCCGCAGCGCTGATGGTCGGGTGGCTGATGCCTCGGCGCTGAGTCCATCACCCGCTTGTGTCACTGTCACCGTACTGGCGCGGGCCGGAAACGGCGAAGCCTCGCCGGAACTGCTCGACATTGTCCGCCTTGCCCTGAATGACGAGGACGTGCGGCCGGTGGCTGACCGCGTCACCGTGCAATCCGCTGTCATTGTCGATTACCAGATTGACGCCGTGCTCTATATCTATCCGGGGCCGGAAGCTGAACCCATCCGCGCCGCGGCTCAGACCAAGCTCAATGCCTATATCAGCACTCAGCGCCGACTCGGACGGGATATTCGGACTTCCGCCATTTATGCCGCGCTGCATGTTGAAGGGGTGCAACGCGTCGAACTGAATGCGCCGCTGGCTGATGTGGTACTCGACAGCACACAGGCGGCTTACTGCACTCATGCGGTATTGACGGTCGGGGGAACTGATGAATAACCGCTTGCTACCGGCGGGATCATCCCCGCTGGAGATCGCCGCCGCGCAAGCCTGCGCTCGGTTGGGTGAGGTGCCGGTGCCGTTGCGCCAGTTATGGAATGCGGACCTGTGCCCGCTGCCGTTGCTGCCCTATCTGGCGTGGGCGTGGTCGGTTGATCGCTGGGATGAAAACTGGCCGGAAGCCACCAAGCGCGCGGTGGTCAAGTCCTCGGCCTATGTGCATAAGCGCAAAGGCACCATCGGCGCATTGCGTCGTGTGGTTGAGCCGCTCGGCTACCTTATCCGCGTAATTGAGTGGTGGAAAACCGGCGAAACGCCCGGCACTTTTCGGTTGGATGTCGGCGTGCTGGAAACCGGCATTACTGACGAAATGTATTTTGAACTGGAACGGTTAATTGACGGGGCAAAACCCTGTAGCCGCCATCTGATTGGCCTGTCTATCAATCTGGATGTCTCCGGTGCGATCCCTGTCAGTGTCGCCAGTTACGACGGCGACGAGCTGACCGTTTACCCCTACTTACCTGAAACCATTACTGTGAGCGGCCAGCATTACACCGGCGGCACACTTCATCTTATTGACAGCGTGAGCGTGAACCCATGACCACAAAATTCTTTGCCATACTGACCCATCTGGGGGCGGCCAAGCTGGCAAACGCCACGGCCCTCGGCACCCAATTACAGATCACTCATATGGCCGTGGGCGACGGTGGCGGCGTATTACCCCTGCCGAACGCCGCGCAAACGCAGCTGATTGGCGAGAAGCGCCGCGCCGCATTGAATTCATTAAGTGTCGATGCGGCCAACAGTAGCCAGATTATCGCTGAACAGGTGATCCCTGAAACGGACGGCGGTTGGTGGATACGCGAAGTTGGCCTGTTCGATAAAGACGGTATTTTGATCGCCATTGCCAACTGCCCGGAAACCTACAAGCCCCAGTTGCAGGAGGGCAGCGGCCGCACACAAACCGTGCGCATGGTGCTGATTGTCAGTAGTACCGAAGCGGTCACGTTGAAAATTGATCCCTCGGTGGTGCTGGCAACGCGTAAATACGTGGATGATCAGGTGATTGTGGTAAAAGCCTATGCCGATAAACTACTGGCTGACCACGGCAAAGAAGCCAACCCACACGACCAGTATTTGCAGATTGCCAACCTGTTATCTGAAATCACCGACAAGGGAACGGAAGCTGTTACGCAAACTTTAGAGAATCTTGGATTACCGCCAAGCAAGTTTACAGGCCGATTGTTGAAACAAAAAGTCATTACTACATCAGGGCCTTACACGGCAACGGCAGGTACAAAGTTTGTTATTGTTGAAGCAGTTGGCGGGGGCGGTGCCTCTGGGTCTATTGCGGCTACTGGCGCTGGGCAAAATGCCATAAATACTCCGGGAAGTATGGGGGCATATGCAAAGGCAGAATTTACCAGTGATTTTAATGGGATGATAGTAACTATTGGTGCCGGAGCTACGGGAGCTTTCAGTGCTGGCACTAAAGGAGGTGATACATCATTTGGCTCTTTACTAGTATGTCCCGGTGGCCCGGGGTCTTCAATGGGGACTCCGGTTTCTCCACCGGGAGTCAATGGCGGGCCATCGGGAGCAATGAAACCGACCATAACATCAGGGACAATACTTTACTCCGAGTATGGTCAAGCAACTCCGCCTGCTGCATGTATTTCGAATGGTATCTACTTAGATTATGTGACTACTGCTCGTACCAAGCTAGGCAACTATGGCATTGGTGGAAACGGTAATTACAACGCGGTATCAAGTAGTGCCAAACCGGGGAATAGCGGAAGTGATGGATGTGTAATCATATGGGAGTATGCATGATGGCAAAGTATGCAGTTGTAAACAAAAGTGGAATTGTTGAAAATATCATCGTTTGGGATGGTATATCTTCATGGACGGGAGGGCATAAAATACAAATAATAAAAAGTGATGACGCAGGAATTGGGGATACTTATGTTGATGGCGTTTTCACAAAACCAATAGAATCGACTTTAAGTAATGAGATTCAATTTTAACCTCATACAAGTATCTTTCTTTGGTGTATTATCGGTTAAGTTTTTTCCTTAATTTTATGGGGTATGTGTGAGAGATCTTAGGATTGATATTTTTAGAGGGGTTTGTGTTCTCTTTGTTGTTCTGGGACATACAGACTATCTTCCTAAACCTATTTTTGATTACATATACTCTTTTCACATGCCAGCTTTCTTCATATTATCTGGCTATTTATTCAACACTAATAAAAAGTTATTGCTATCAGAAAGAGTACTCGGAAGATTTAAAAGATTGATCATACCAGCTTGGGTACTCGGATTGGTATGTGGTATCCCGTTCTTATACATGCTGCTCACTGGTACAGATGGAATAACACTTGAGGTGTTTGTTACTAAACTATACGGCACCCTTACCGGTTACCCATCATATGGCAATACATTTAACTGCACTCCACTATGGTTTTTATATTCACTATTTGTGGTAGATGTAATCGCCAGTTCCTTGTATTCATACAATAAAAAACATGCACTCTTTTTACTGTATGTTTTAGGCGTATTAGGAATGGTACTTTCTCAATACAATCTCCCAGTCACGCCATTTAACCTACTAATATCCATGATGGGACTATTATTCTTTGCTATCGGGATTACTCTTAGGAGTCTCAACGAGCAATGGTCTGAGAACATCACAGTTCTATCATTTACCGCTGCGGTCTTTTTTATTGGTAACTTTTTATCCACTACACCTGTAAATATGGCAGCTCACAACATGGGGGATGGCTTTACGATTGTTTTAAATATTGTAATTGCCGTCTCTGGCACTGCCACAATTTATTTTATTTCTGGATATTTAAAGAATATAAAATATGTGACCGGGTACATCTCATGGGTAGGCGTAAATACTATTCCTATTATTGCTTTTGATTATTATGCAAACAACATTATTTCACTACTCCATCGTTCTCTAAATTTACACGCATATCCTCTAATTAACTTCATATTGAAAGTTATTCTTCTTTCTTGTATCGCATTCCTACTGTCGAAATCGGCCTATTTAAATAAAATAGTAAATGGGAAAGTGGATAGATCTGTCTAAGCGAAATACTGGAGCACTATGTTTAAAGCACTGTGCTCCTTAATTTCACAAAAAAACCAACCCCATATCCACATCAGCCAGCATTTCGCGTAAATCCTCACTGACCTTTTCCAGACTGAGCGAAAACTCAATTTTTCTCGCCTTGCCGTCCTTAAAAAACTCGGTGCGGGTTTCGCTGATGCCGGTGATCACAAACATGCCATAAATCCCGCCGGTGCCTTCGATTAGCGGGTAGGCTTTGCCGCTGTAGGCCATCGTGCGTAGTGCCGCCAGCGACACATCACCGCCGGTCACTTCCGGGTACAACGTCCCACCCAGGGTAATTTTATCCTCACCGGGGCCAATGTATTGATAGCGCGGTGATTTCCCTACCCGGCTATTATTGACGTGCCGGAAGGTGCTTTCCTGCCCCAGATTCTGATAAGGCGCAGTGCGCAGTTCAAATACAAACAACCCGAAAACCATCATCATGATTACTGCTCCCTGTCGGTAAAGGTGGAACGGCGGCGGGACTCTTTCTGGCGCTGTAGTGTGGCGATTTTGTCATACAGCATATTGACCAGTTTATTCTCGTCTATGCTGGCCGCCTGCTGACCTTCCAGCTTGATTGTGATGTCGTAGCGATCACCTTCATAGGATATCGGGCCGCTGTTTCGCTGTGCACTGAGCGGCTTTCTCGCCAGCTGTGGAATATCACCGGCCAGTGATAACGCGTCAAAATCATTCCCCGGTGCGATCAAGTCTCGCGTGCGGGCCAGCATATCGCTGGCGCTCTGCTGCATTCTTGCCAACAGGCCAGGCTGTGCCGCTGCTTTTGCCGGGGCGGATAAATAAGGTGAGGCCAGCGGTAGATAATCCGGTACATTTTTAAACACGATATCGCCCAGCTTATCGCGCGTGTTATCCGCGGCTGTTGTGGCCGCTGAACTGCTGGCAAGGCTGTCACCGCTGCCTTTTTTCTTTTTGCTGCGGTCAACTGCACCGTAAATGGACGGGGCCGCCGTGGGGGCGCTGGCTATCGGTGACGCTGCCGCGTTTGCCATCGCGCTGCTGTTTCCGGCGACCGGTTTATCAGGACTCCACGACCAGGCGGATTTTGCTTCCACCATTTTTTTCAGTACCGGATCCCATTCATACATCACCGGCGCTTTTGGCCCGTTCATCGCAGCCACTGCACCGCTGGCCGCATCCGCCGCTTTAGGGATAGCCCCCAGTTTTTCCAGTAACCAGCCTAACCCCTTGGCAAGCTGTTCTACCGGCCAGAACAACCCACTAATGACTGCGCCGACCACTTCACCAAAGGTTTTACCGGCATTGGTTGCCGCTTCCAGCGAGGCTTTCGACGATTCGACCGGTGAAAGCAACTGGGTAAACCAGTTCCACACCCGACCAATCGCGCTACCGATACCGTCAAAAATCGGAGCCAGCGGTGCAAAAGCTTCTCTGACGGGTCTTAACCCTTCGATTAACCCGGTAAAGAAACCGCTGAAAAATGCCTTTATCGGCTCCCAATATTTATAAATCAGGATGCCAGCCCCGACCAATGCGGCAACCAGTAGCCCGATAGGGCTTAACAGAAAACTAATCACAGACCCCAGCGCACCAAACACCGTACCGCCAATACTGCCCAACAGGCGAAGCGGTGAAGTCGCCACCCATTTCAGTATATTGCCAAGACGACCCAGCGCGACACCCGGCTGACTAAAGGCGGTATACATTGCCGAACCAGCACGACCAGAGGCATTGGACAGCGCCATCTGAGCATTAGAACCCAATAGCGCCATTTTCGACCGTAAACCGCCCAGCGCAGAACCGGCCACGCTGGCACTGGTACGCCAGGACAATAGCGCCGGAGACACCCGCAATAAGTTGGGCACCAGCCGACTGATCCCACCGGTTAGCCAGCTAAATTTCGGCAGCAATAAACCTAATCCTCCGTTACCGGCCAATAACGAGAACCCCAGCCGCAGGGCCAACATCGGCCCCAATAACGCTGCCGCAGCCAGTGCCAATCCGCCCAGCGTAATGGTGGCAATCGACAGTGTCGCCACCACTTTCATGATGGTGCCTGCCAGTTTGGGGTTAGCTTCCACCCAACGACGCACGCCGCCAATCATGTTTTTTAATGTCTCGACCACCTCCAGCATGGGGGCGCGCAAGGTTTCCCCCATCGAACTGAGGGCGTTACCGCCGCCAGATTTCAACAACTGCAATTGTGCTGAGATGGAGTCTTTATCAATATCAGACTCTTTTTGCATTGAACCTTTAGCGCCTGCCGAGCTGGTCAGGGCGAGTTGCCTGTCCAGCTCATCAATATTGTTCACCAGCTTGGCGGCATCTTTACCGAAGTCTTTACCAAACAGCTGAGTGAGTACCCGCAGCCGGTCAACATCGGGCAGTTTTTTAACTGCGCCCAGCACTTCGCGAATGGTGCCCATGGCATCGACCGACATCGCCTTTTCTATCTTTTTCTCATCCATGCCCAGCGCATCTAGTCCGGCGAGAAACTTATCGCTTTGCATGGTGGCAATCGACAGTTCGCGCACCATCGCATTGGCCGCACTGGCGGCAATTTCAGACTGTGCGCCCAGTGACAGGAAGGTCGAACCCAGCGCGGCCGCCTGCTTGTAGTTGAGCCGGTCAGCCACGCCGCCCATGCGTTGTAGCACATCAATGATATCCGCGCCTTTTGACTGGGCGTTATCATCCAGATAGTTCAGGGCATCACCCAGTTGCTCAATATCTTTGGTGGGGATCTTGTACAGCCCGGAGATTTTACCGAGACTTTCCGCCAGTTCACCGGCGGGCAGTTCAAAGGCTTTAGATGCTTTGGCGGAGACGTTGGCAAAGTCTAACAGTTCTTTTTTCTGTTGTGCCCAGTCGGCTCCGTCAGTTGCCACGCCCATGCGCGCACCGCCTTCCACCAGAGCGGCGAAGTCAGCAGCCCCACCCGGCAAAGGGGCCAGTTCTGCGGCGTCTTTAATGGCGTTTTGCATTTCATAGAATTGCGCGGTGCGCTGGCCGTTATCATCGCGCAGGCCATTAACCTGTTTTGCCACACCTTTCATGGCATCTTCCATGCCGGTGTAACTCTTCAGCGCCAGCGCCACTGGGGCCGCCATCACTGCACCGGTGGCAAGTGCCGTCATGCCGCCGGATTGCAATTTGCCGCGCAGCTCCTGCCCGCGATCATAGCTGGCCCGCGCCGCTGCCACTCGTTTTAGCCGCTGCTCTTGCAGTTGCAACTGACGATTATATTGGGCGGTACGCTGGGTGATTTGCTCAGTGGCGGTGCTGTTACTGGCAACCGAAACACCATGCTGGTAAAGACTGGCGCGCAGTTCAGCCAGTCGCCGCACTTCAACGGTCTGCTTTTCCTGCAACTTACCCAGGCGGCTGTCCCACTTTTGCACAGCGGCGATCTGCTTCTGGGTAGGATTGTCGAGGGATTTGACCGCATCAGAGGCCCGGCGCAATTTCTCAATGCGGGCGGCGGCTTTATTACTGGACTCGGCCAACTTGTCGAAACTGGCGGCCTGTTTGGGTAAGTCGCGCAGATTGTCGCGCGTGGCTTTGATTTGTCGCCCCAGCGCGGCGGTACTTTTCTGGGCGGCATTAAAAGGTTGAGTCAGATTATTGACCGCCCCTAAAGCCACTTTTATCGATAGGTTGCGGTCAGTCATGGCTTATTCTTCCGTGGTTCCCCAGCGCACCGCTGCACGCTCACGCCAGTCTAAAAGGTCGGGCACGGTCATTGCCCAGAGATCGGACAATGACCAGTGAAAAACAAAAGCGACATCGGCGATCACATCTTCTATTTGGCTAAATCCAAATTCGCGGAAGGGGTTTCCGTGGTCGTCGATTCCGCCTCCGAGGCAGGTTGTAAAAAAGTAGCCACTTCCTGCGACAGTTGGGCAAAGTCCCACGTATCCATTAATGTGATCTCCAACTCAGTCAGCGCCGGAGAGGTCACGCGCGGCAATAATTTAATCAACGAATCCACATCGCTGGTCATGATGCCGTACAGCTTCAAGCCACGTAAGGAGCCGGCCTGTTTTAGCGCACCTGTCAAAGAAACCTCTTTGATAACTGACTTGCCGCGCTTGATCGGTGTTTGTAAAACGACAGTGTTCGACATAAATAAATTCCTAAATTAAAGGCCAATGTTAGCGCGGTGTTTTTCCAGCATATCCACACCGTTCACCCGGTAGATCATGTTCAGGACATCCAACTCGAAAAGCTCCTCGTTGTTTGCCGTGATCTTGCAGTAGGTGTTTTTCAGCGTGTATTTATGGCTGGTATCATCACCCTGTTTCGCACTGCCGGGATCGTGCTCGGTGTAACGGCCGCGCGTCTGAATTTCCAGCGGGATAGCCTCGCCGGTATCCTCCGCCTGATAGGAGCCAGCAAAACGGAACTGCACCCCGTCGGCGGTCGGCGTGCCCCACAGTTTCAGTAATTCAGGGGCCAGCCCACCGAGGGTTAATTCCATATCCAGCGCGCCCGCCTCAAAGCCGAGATCTACCGCGACAGAACCGGGCATACCTGCGCCCTGATAATCTTCCGTCTTAATAGTCAGCTTCGGCGGAGTCAGTTCCGAGGCTTGCCCCAGATAGCTGTCGCCATTGACATAGACGTTGAAATACTTAAGTTTTCTTGGCAATGCCATAGTGATAACCCTTAGCTATTGACGGCATTCGCAAAACTCGCGAAATATTCGTCGGTGAATTCCTGAATCAACCCCAGATTTTCCAACGGCGGCACTGGCGTGTAGTTGTAGCGAATAGTCAGCTTGCCCAGCTTCAGCGTGTCTGTGGTGTTGGCGTCGGTGTCATACCAGCAGCGGGCACCCAGCAGCCGACCGGCGGTAACGTAGGCTGACAATTTGCGGTTGATACCGTCGATAACATCTTTCGCCAGTGACGGCGTTAACGGCTTGTCGATGTAGTAAAAATGGGCTTCCGCAATGGTATCCATCAGGATCTGCGCGGTGCGGGTATAACTTTCGAAAATAAACACCTTTTCCTCGCAGGTGCGGGAACCCCAGAAGCGAAAGCCTTTTTGCTTGATCAGCGTGGTGATGTGGTTGCTGTTCAGCTCGTCGGCATCGGTGTCTTTACCTTGCAGGGAAAAATAGATATCTGCCGAAGTGCCCAGCACACCATCGACCGCCACGTTGGACAGGGTTTTATGCCAGCCAATATCCGCGTCAATCTTGGCGCGCAACCCCAACGCATAAGCCGGTGCGGGCACCACAACGTTGCTCTCGGCTTCGCTGTCATAGGCCAGCCAGTCGGGATAAATCACCATCACTTCGCGCTGAATAAAGTTCTTACGGTATATTTTGGCCTCGGCAATGGTTTTGCAGCCGTTGGCACTGATATAAGCAAATGCCTTCAGTTCACGGGCAAAAATGGCAATTTGGTTTGCCACTGGCAGCGTATCCAACCCCGGTGCGCCGATAATGCGCGGCTTCACGCCGACCCGCATTTCAGCAACCAACAAGGCATAAAGACCGGTATAAAGTCCGTTCTCATCCACGCCGCCGATCACATTGGCTTCAGTGCTTTTTTGGCCCTCTTCTGTGCCCCCTTCGGCCACGCGAATAACTACGGTTTGCGGGCTGGCCTGGTCAGAAATGGCCTTCAGGGTTTGCCGTAATGTGCCGGTTTTCCCTGCTTTGCCGAGCGCGTTTTTAACCCGCGTCAGTAATACCGGCGTATTCAGCGGGAAGGTGGTGGCGTCAGCATCGTCCGCCGTACAGACCACGCCAATCACAGCCGAGTCGATATCATTAATGATGGTCGAGGTGTCAGTGGTTTCCTCACCGCTCACACCGTGGTGATAATTTGTTGCCATTGGGGTACGCTCCGAAAAGGATTAATCCTTGCCGAAATCATCAACCAACCTCGCGCGTAAATCACCGCCTGCCTGTTGTATCAGGCGTGACACAGTAAACAGCGGTTTGTCCGCGCCCGGTTTCCCCGTAAAAATAGCGCTATGCAACTGCTCCCGAACGACCTCACCCCACGGCCCGCCTTTGATATCAAGATTGGCGGCAAAACCCAGACCACGGTTAACGACCGGTTGATCAGCTTAACGCTGACCGATAACCGCGGCTTTGAAGCCGATATGCTGGAACTGGTCATTGACGACGCCGATCAGAAAGTCGCCCTGCCCAAGCGAGGGGCGCAGATTGATATTGCGCTGGGCTGGAAAGGTGAGCCACTGGTCAATAAAGGCCGCTTTACCGTGGATGAAATCAGCCACAGCGGCCCGCCGGATCAGTTGATTGTCACCGCCCGCAGCGCGGATTTTCGCGATACTTTCAATGTGAAGCGGGAATACAGCTGGCACGATATTACCGTTGGCGAAGTGGTTGCCAGCATTGCATCACGCTATGACCTGAAAGCGGGCGTCAGTGAGGATTTAGGCAAGATAGAGATCGACCACGCCGACCAGACCAGTGAGTCAGATATCAGCTTTTTAACTCGCATGGCGGAAAAGTTGGGCGCAATTACCACCATCAAAAACGGCATGTTGTTATTCATGCACCCAGGGCGCGCGATATCCCAAAGCGGCAAGCTGTTACCGGCCATCACCATCACTCGCGCCAGTGGTGACAAACACAGCTTTCGGGTGGCTGACCGTGACGCCTATACCGGCGTTACCGCTTACTGGCTGGATCTCAATTACGGCAAGCCGCAAAAAACCAGTGTTCGCCGCAAGCGGAAAAGCAAAACACCGCCAAAAGTAAAGACCCCGGCATCGACCAGCAAAGAGGGAAATTATCTGGAAGGTGTCGAGGGGAATGTTTTTGTGATGCGGGAAACATTCAAGACGGAACGGGCCGCCCGTCGCGCCGCTGCCGCGCGTTGGTCAAAACTGCAACGGGGTGCGGCGGAATTCACCATGACACTGGCACGCGGTCGTGCTGACTTATTCCCAGAACTGCCCGCCGTGATGCAGGGATTTAAACCAGAGATTGATCAGGCCGCCTGGATAATTACCCAGGTCACGCACACCATTGGTGATAATGGCTTCACTACCGCGCTGAATTTTGAAGTGAAAATTACCGATTTGGATATGGCCGGAGAAGAAACAGAGTAAAAGAATTTGGGGAATGAATAGGTTATACTTTAGCCAAGCACGAAAAGGTTGGAGTTATTATCATGATGTCATGCCCACAATGTGGTGCCGTCACCCGCACCCGTACCAGCAGAATGATAACCGTCAATACCAAAGAGAATTACCACCAATGCCAGAACTTGTTATGTAGCTGTACATTCACCACGTTGCAATCAGTCGATAAAATCCTGTCCCGCCCCAGCCGTAATAACACCGCAACCCTACCCCGCGATCTGTTTTTGCCTGGGCATTTGGGTGATGACCAGTTTGATTTAGCGTTTTGATACCCAACAGTTTTTAATCAGCCTGCTACGCGCGGGCTTTTTTGTATCTGAAGGTGGTCAATCTTTGAGTGGAGGTCACGATGTGGACAGTTAAAATAAATAACTTAATAAAATCAATGAAAAACAAACAAAAAAAGGGAGGCTTTCGCCTCCCCTTTGCACTCCCCACACCTGAATTAATGGTTACGAATGTACTCGTCCATATCTGTTTTCAGGTTATCAGATTTCGTCCCGAAGATAGCCTGAACACCTGA